AATCGCCCTTGGCTCGGTACTGGCTGGCGTGCTGATTACTTCGCTCAATGGCGGTAAAAACGCCATGGATGCGCTGAAAGACGCAGCTGAAGCGATGGATAAGGTAATCACCATTTCCTCGCAAGGCGTGGCCGCGCTTTCAGACAAATATGCCGCCCTGGCGCGCGTAAATGCCGACGTGGCTACTTTGCTGCGAAATCAGGCGCTGCTCGAGTATAACCAGGCCATCTCAAAGATTCCGAAGGCCATAAGTGACGCGTCTGATGCTTTCATCACGTTAGGCGATCGCGCACTGGCGGCGGTCGGCGGGGCGTCTCCAAGCATCAAGAAATTCAACGATGAGCTTTCTGCGCTTGGTGTTACCACCACTGACTGGAGCCAGGCCATTCAGCAGGCCAACAGTCAGGGGCAATATGCCTCTGGCATTGTGAACTCTTTATCTTCAACGGTCAGCACGCTTTCTTCTCGCCTGGGCATCAGCAAACAGTCAGCGTTTGATCTGGCAAGAGAACTATCAGACCTGAGCAATAACCCTTCACCGGAAGCACTTCAGGAACTGGCGAAAAAACTCCAGGAAATGCAGTCATCATCCAAAGATGGGCAGTCAGCCATTGCTGAACTGGCAGGTAAGCTTGTAGATCTGGCTAGAGAAGCAGCCAACGCGAAGATAAACGTCGACAGTCTGAACAAGTCCACTGACAACCTCACGGCCGGGCAGAAGAACCTCATCAAGCAGTCTGAGCGAAACCTTGCCCTGTCGAAACTACAGGGAGAGGCCCGCGCGCGGCTGCAGGCGCAATACGCTGCCGAAGATGCCGGGTTTGAGAAGGATGACCCGCACGCCAAAGAGATGGAAGATGATGCTGCTGCTACGTACAAAAATACACAGGCGCAGAAGACGCTTCAGTCTGAGCAGAAGAAGGGAGCTTCCCTGGCTGATTCTATTGCCCAGAAGCTGGCTAACCTCAAACAGCAGTCAGAACTTGCCGCCGACTCAACGAACAAGCTGAGCCGCGAGCAGGCCATCCTGGCTGCGCAGCAGTCGCTTGGAAAAGGTGCCACCAAAGAGCAAATAGCTCTGGCTGGTCAGTATGCAGCTAAAAAATGGGACACTGCCAACGCCATTAAGGCTGAAGCTGCAGCACAGAAGCTTCTCCCTGAAGCGGCTGAGAACGCCAGTTACAAACAGGATGTTGAGGATCTGAATACGGCGCTGGCTGCGAAGAAAATCAGTCAGGAGCAGTACAACCAGACTTCAGAGCGACTGGCGGCAACGCACCAGGCTAACCTCGCGAAAATCCAGGCTCAACAGGCCGTAACACCACAGCAGGAGGCTGTCGGCGGGGTTGACCCTGTTCAGCAGTTGGCTAACGAGAACGCCAGGAAACTTGCGCTTATTCAGGCATACGAGCAGCAGGGACTGATTACTCACCAGAACGCCATGGCATTGCGTGCTGCAACTGACACGCAATATGAGCAGGCGCGCATCGCTGCACAGTGGGAGATTTTCCGCAACCAGAGTATGGGTAATGAGTTGCTGGCAGCGAGCTTTGACTCTCTCGCAGGCAATGCATCAAATGCCTTTACCGGGATCCTGACTGGCAGCATGTCGGCTCAGGAGGCAATGCAATCTCTCGCCAGCAATGCCCTGAATAGCCTGATTAACGGTTTCGTTCAGATGGGTGTCGACTGGGTGAAATCTGCCGTAATGGGTGCCGCAGCTCAAAACTCTGCAATCGCAGCAACCACAGCAGCTCAAACGGCCAGCCTTGCCACCACTACCGCCGCCAGCACAGCTTCAGCCGCCACAACTACTGCTGCATGGACGCCAGCAGCGCTTGTAGCCTCTATCGGCTCATTCGGCGGTGCTGTGGCGATAGGTCTTGGGGCCCTGGTGGCCGCCATGGCTGTTGGAAAGGGACTGTCTGGGAAGCGCAAGAATGGCGGACCGGTATCGGCAGGATCAATGTACCAGGTCGGAGAGGGCGGTATGCCGGAGATTTACCGGGCGAGTACCGGTAAGCAGTACATGATTCCAGGGGATAATGGACGGGTCATCAGCAATAAGGATATGTCTTCAGCTGGATCTGGAAGCTGTGGCGTCGTGGTTAACGTGAATAACTACACCGGCGCTGACGTTCAGACCAGGACAAGGAATGATAATGGAAATCAGGTGGTCGATCTTTTCATTCAGGACGTAGAGACTGGGGGCCCCATGTCATCAACGCTGGAATCAACGTACGGACTTTCACGCCAGGCAAACGGAGACTACTAATGGCAGATGTAAAATACCCGCCATTCCTGCCGCTTCCTCAGCGTGCAAACATGAACATGACACAGGATACCAGCTTCAGGCAAAGCAATCCTGCAGTTGGTCCTGCGGTGTTCACCCCGATAACCACTGACCTGAAAACGACCTGGAATCTTAACTGGATTTTCACCCTTGCTGAAGCCGAGCGTTTCAAGTCATGGCTCCGTTCGCCAACATATTGTAATCGTGGCCAGGTATGGTTCGACATTCCTGTTGATTTGGGCGATACCCAGGGCGTGCAGGTACAGGAGGTTCACTTCATCACCATGCCGGTGCAGACCAGCAAGAATGGAAACACTGTCACCTGGACGGCGGACATCATCTGTAATTTCATGAATGATATTACTGAAGACTACGACGACTGGATTGTTGGAGCCCAGCCAGGCGCGGGTTACTGGTATGACTTAATCGTTACGGAGATCCTTCCAGATGCCAACACTCCGTGAATGGAAAGAGCGCAGGCCGGCATCAGATCTTAAGCAGACTGTTGTCTTTTCACATTCTGCATTCGGTACTGACAGGCTGGTAAATAACCTGTTCGAACCCGCCACATTTAACGGTCAGGTATACCAGCCAACCAGGTTCGATTTCTCTGAACCTGCACAGGATGGAACAACCACGCTCAATGCAACGATTACTTTCGCTTCGCTATCTCAGGATATAAAGCAGCGATTGAAACTGTGGCGCGGCCCAGCGCGCATGGAGCCGATCCTATTCCGCTACGACATCTGGGAAAGCATAGGCGACGCCGCACCCCTTAAGACGTATTCAATGTATGTTCGGGATGTGGCCGCCGCTGCTGAAAACGTTTCTGTCACGGTGGGGATGACAAACCCTCTTACCGTGGCCACAAGCATTATCTATACCGTCGAACTGTATCCCGGTCTGAGTAATATCTGATGAATAAATTTGAATTTATCCGGAAGGTTAATTCACTTCCGTGGGCTGATCGCGCGTGTAGTTTTGATGCAGTGGACTGCTGGGGATTAGTCGTTCTTTACTTTCGCCATGTATCAGGAATCGAAATACATCAGACGCCGGATTACGAGGCCGGTGAAGATTTCATCACATGCTACGAAGGCGATCGAATTTTCTGGAGAGCTGGATCTCGTGAGGAGGGGCACATTGCTGTGTTCTATCGAGGAGAGCGGCCTGATCATGTCGGTATCGTGATCGGGAGTAATCGCTGTCTGCATTCCCGTGGGGAAGGTGAGGGTGTTCGGATTGACCCGCTTCCTGTACTTGAAAGAGCATTCACGAAAACGGAGTTCCTGCAGTATGGCGACATTTGAAATCCAGCGTCTACCAGGCGCGCCAAAGCAACGCGGACGAATTGAGCCTGGTCAGCGTATGGTTGACTGGCTGAATGGTCAGAAGCTGCATAATTCGGTAATCGTGAAGCTCAATGGCAAGGAGTTAGGTGACGATTTTGATATCGGTTACCGATTCATGGTTGATGATCACCTGTCAGTGTTTGACCAGCCTCAGAATATGGGTGGCATTAAAGACCTGATTAAGCTTTCTGCACCGTGGGAAGCACTCAACCCTATTAAGCTGACCAAGAAGGCCATGGCAGCGCTGCAGAAGACACTTGTAGGAGACATCAAGAAAACCCCTTCAGTCGCAACTGGCGAGTCTCCTAACAACGATTTAACCGGGCAGACAAACGTTGCCAGACTATACAAGGGTCGCCCTAATATTTACGGGCAAGTGCGCTCTTACCCGGACCTGATCCAGGAATCACTTTTCGAGTACATCAATAACAAGAAATTCGTCACTGAATTCATGGAAGTAGGGTATGGACACTATGACATCTCGTCTGTCAGATATTCAGAATCGTCATTCACCGCGATGGCAGGGGCCAGTTATCAGATTTACCAACCTGGACAGGTAATCGGCACGATTAACGAAGGATATGCGTTTGATGATGTCGACGGGCAAGAGCTTCCTGGTCTGAATGAAGATACCGGCGCTATCAAACAGCAGGCCACGACAAACAGCATCGTCCAGGGCACGTATGCCGGTGGGCAGATTTCAGTAAAAATCGTCAAAAACTCCGCATTCGATTATTTCTTCGATGCAGTAAAGCCTCTGTCAGTAACATTCGTAATCAACGTTACCTACGCCACTGCATCTGGTTCAGTTACGAAAAATATTAACGTTACTGGCCAACTAATTAGTGCCACACTGACAAATGATGGCGCGGTGATAAACCCTGTTCAGTGGTATACGTTTGTCTTTAGCGATCTGGGTGGCAATGACATCATCGAGACTCCAGCAAACGCCACTATTAACACGACATACTTCCAGATTACAGAATATGAAGGGACTATCGTCGGCCCGTTCTTCTCTGCTGTTGAATCAACTTACCTCTGGTTCCATCTGTCCGGGAACATCGGGGGAGGGAAAAATAACCCGGTTATCATAACCTGGTGGAAAGTCGACGACGATAACAACATCGTACCGGGTACACAGGAGACAATGCGGGTAATTATCAGTAATACCAGCAGCAGTCAGGATTATGTCTACTACACGTTTAAAGTCACGCCGGCGGCAGGCAAGGCTCGTTATGCATTCACGCTGAAGCGTGACAATAACTCAAACTACAGTTCAGCACTGTATGTCCTGGCTGCTCACGCAATTAACGTCAGGACGAATGTTGTCTATCCCGATGACACGCTGGTTAAACTGACCGTGCAGGAAACTGAGTTCGCTTCAGGAAGCAAAGACAGGAAATACAACCTTCTTGCCCAGCGCCAGGTCATCTCATACAACCGAACTACTGGCGCAGTTGACTACACGCTGCGGTCCTCGCGTTCGTTTGCCGATGCTGTTCTGCATGAGTGGGTTGTTGTCGCTAAACAG